TGAAATGTTCTGGCGCGGCGCCCGGCCGGGATACCATGCCAAGGTTGACCCGGAATATGATTTAAGCACAGCGGCCGAAGCCGACCTTCAGGACCAGATCGACGAATATGAGCATAAGCTCCGCCGGATACTGACCGCGCAGGGCATTGATTTAAACCCGCTTTCAACGCAGGTATCAGATCCGTCTTCCCATATTGACGCCCAGATACAGATGATTTCAGCGATAACCGGCATTCCGAAAAGGATACTGACCGGATCCGAGCGCGGAGAGCTGGCCAGCGGGCAGGATCAAGACTCATGGGATGATCTCATTGAAGACCGCCGTGAAGAGTTCGCCACGCCTCAAATCATCCGGCCGTTCGTTGATCGGTGCATAGAGTATGGCGTTTTGCCCCAGCCTTCAACAGGTGAATATTCTGTTGAATGGCCGGATATGCGAACCCGGACGGATGGAGAAAAAGCCAGTGTCGGCCAGACCCGGGCGCAGGCGTTACAGGCGTATGTTGCGAACACTGCCGCTGAAGACGTTGTTCCGCCGGAAGCGTTTTTTCGGTACTTCCTGGGCCTTGGCGATGAAGAGATAACGCTTATAAACGAGATGCGGGACGCCGCGGTGAAAGAAGAAGAAGCCGATATAGAGCCGGAAGCAGAACCAGTCGAGCCCGAGCCGGAAGCAGGCAACCCGGAGAAGATGGAATGACGGCAGTTGTCCACACATACAGTGCCCAGCTTTTAAGCGAGTACGACCCGACCCGTACGCTCACGCTGCGGAACAAGTTCGCGGCTGAAGCAAAGCGGCGGTTTAAAGTGCTGGCGGCGAAGATCCGGCAAGCCATTGTGGATGACGATTTTTTCGGCACGCAGGTTGTCCGGTTGATGGCGTCAAAGCCTCACGGCGAAGGCGCGACGGACAAGGTCGAAGCGTTCATGAAATGGCTGAACGGGGCCGAAGCCGAAACCGTGCTTGAGATCAATCCAATTTCGGGAGCTATCTGGACCGACAAGTACGTTGATCAGGCATATAAGCAGGGCATCAAGCGGGCGCGGACGGAAATGAGCCGGGCAGGGTACGACGTTCCGCCGGCGTCGGCTGATGGCGGAGCTGATGCTATTGCCCTTCAGGCCGGCCATACCGAGCAGTCTATATTTTTAAAAGCCAGTTTCAAGGAAGACATAAACAACGTCGTCACCGGGACAAATAGCCTGGTTCATAAAGTCCTGGGCGGGGCGGTACTCAGCGGACGGGCCTCCGGGCTGACGGCCGACCAGATCATGAACATCGTCAACGGCATGATCCCGGATGTGTCTATACCCGAAATCAACGAGCGGTTTGTCAACGGCATGAGGCGCACGGTTACCATCGGCCGGACAGGCATTGTCAAGGACCACCATCTTGCCATGTGCGAAGAGTATAAGACATGGGGGGTTGAAGGCGTGGACGTAGTCGCCGAATGGGTGACGGCGGGTGATGGCCGGGTTTGTGAAGTGTGCCAGAGAAAAGCGGCCGGAGGGCCTTATCCGATAAGGCAAGTCATTACAATGATTCCGGCTCATTATGGCTGTCGTTGCGTCGCTCTGCCCATCAGGAGGGAAAAGAAATGACGGATAAAAAGACAGGGGTTTACAGCGGTGACATCAAGGTTCAGATGAACGGGCCTTATACTCCGCGTTTTGAAGACCTGAACGGCCGGCCGCAGATCATCGTCCCGGTCATCATGATGAAAGAAGGGGTTCACTACGGATCAGCCGGGCCTGTTTTCCATCCTGCCGAAGAGCTTTCCAAGTTTACAGGAGCCTGGAACGGCATCCCGGTTGTAATTCAGCATCCATCAACCGACGTAAGCCCGACCGGAACGGCGAACATCCCGCAGTATTGCGACCAGATCGTCGGTAAGGTGTTCAACACGACATGGGATGGCGGTCTCCGGGCTGAGGCGTGGTTTGACGCGCAGGCATTGGAACAGGTGTCCCCGGATACCATGGCTTTATTAAAGGCCGGCCAACCTATTGACGTTTCAGTCGGGGTGTTTACCGACGACGAACCCAGCCCCGGGGAATGGAACGGGGAAACATATTCAGCCGTATCGCGCAACCACCGACCGGACCACCTGGCGATATTGCCGGGGGCTGACGGGGCCTGTTCCTGGGCCGACGGGTGCGGGGTCCGGACAAACAAAAAAGGAGACGGCATGAAAAAGAAAGAAGGAATTACCGCGGAAGCCATCGTAACCAGCATGGCGCCCAGCGTCCGCGAAAAAATAAACCTCAATGAAGACGGCATCCTGAAAATTGTGAACGCGCTCCGGGATAAGCTGAACGCGATGGATACCGACAGCCGTTATCATTACCTGGAAGAGGTCTTTGCCGATTCGTTCATCTACAACGTAATCGGAAACCGGATCGATGAGTATTATCGCCGGTCTTACCTTGTGGCTGCCGACGGCACGGTCGAGATCGGGGCTGACCCGGTTCTTGTCCGGAAAAAAGTTGACTATGAAGACGTGAAACAAAACATCAACGCAGAAGAAGGAGATACGGGTATGACCCAGAAAAACGAAAAACCGTGTTGTAAAGAGAAAGTGGCCCTGTTGGTCGGGAGCGGGGCGTTTCCGGAAACCGACCACGACGCCCTGGCCGGCCTGCCGGAATCCGTCATTGACGGCATTGTCGCCCTGGCCGATAAAGCGACCGCCCCGGCCGCCGGAGTCCAGGCCAACGCCCAGCAGTTGACTCCGGAAGCCGCGGTCCAGGTCCTGAAAGACCAGATCAAGACGCCGGAACAGTTCATCTCCCTGGCGCCGCCGGAGTTCCGGGCCGCCCTGGAGCACGGGACCAGGCTGTACAAACAGCATCGGTCCGACCTCGAAGCGCAGGTTCTTACCGGATGCGGCGGGGCATATACCCCGGAGGAAGTCCATGGCCTGTCTGATGCCGAGCTGGAGCGGACCATGCGCGTAATCGCCGCGGCCCGTCCGGCTACTTACACCGTCATGGCCGCCGGCGGTGTCCAGTCCAACGGCGGGCCGGAGCCTCTGCTTCCGGCCGGAGTCAAAGCGGCGTAATCACCGGGTTATCGGTGAGCGGTTATGAAAAACCATAATTTTAGGAGGATATAAAAATGCCTAACACGATCAAGTTGAAAAGTTTTGTGGACATCACCAAGGAGCATACCTCCGGCGGGACCATTTACCCCGGCATGCTCATTGCCCTGGGAAGCGGGGACACCGTGGCCGCTCATGCCGTCGCAGGCGGGAACGCCCGGCCGGTCATGTTCGCCCTGGAGGACTCCTTGCAGGGCAAGGGCATCGGAGACGCCTATGCTTCCGGTGATAAGGTCCAGGCATGGTATCCGGTGCCCGGCGAAGAGGTCTATGCGGTCCTGGCCGACGGACAGAGCGTCGTCATCGGAGATCTGCTGGAATCCAACGGGAACGGGTATCTCCGGAAGTACGTGGCCATTGCGGACTACCCCGGGAAGATCGTTGCCCGGGCGGATGAGGCATGCAACCTGTCCGAGAGTTCCGGCGCCGAGTCCATCGATCCGGCTCTGGGATACAACAAGCGGATCAAGGTTACCATCGTGTAAAAGAAAATGCCCCGGCAGGTGTTGGCGCACCGGACCGGGGCTGACCTAAAAAAACCCTTGCGAGAGAATTTGAGGTCGGTATGAGGTTATCAAAGCAGAACATCAGAAGCAAACGTTTAAAGCGCGATGTTCTCCTTCGTGTGCCGGCCGGGATTCAACGCAACATGAAAGGAGAACAAAATGCCTGATATTATTAAAGTTGACCATTTCGGAAGTGGAACGCCTTTCAGCAACGGTCTGTCCATGTTTGCTGACCATAAAGGCAATATCGACCCGGGCGCCTTGCGTCCCTGGATCGACCCCGCGAGCGGCGCTTCCTACATCACCAAGTACCTGGGCGGCGACCCGAAAAACCCGAAGAGTTACCGGGCCGTCCCGCTGGTCCAGAAAAACGCCTCCCTTCGCCGGGATGAATGGAAAGCCCTCGACGAGGCTGTCCTGGCCGTGGCCGAAACCCGTTTAGGCGGGGTTCAGGACCTGTACGACAACGGCCTGGTGTTCGACCTGGGCGGCAACGGCATGGCAACCACCGTGCTGGAGCACCACACCCAGTCCAGCGCGTTTGAGGCCGAGGTCACCATGGACGGCGCGACCCGGGCCAAGAACGACCGGCCGGACTACGACACCGCCTACACCCCCCTGCCGATTACCCATGTTGACTACCAGATCGGCGCCCGGGAGCTGGCGGCTTCCCGCAAGCTGGGCAACCCCCTCGACACCACCGACGCCGAGCGGGCCGCCCGGGCTGTCCTGCTGAAGATGGAGCAGATGCTCTTTACGAGCACCAGCTATGCTTTCGGCGGGGGAACCATTTACAGCTACATCAACCACCCCAGACGCCTGACGGTATCCATGGGGACCAACTGGGCCAGCGACACCACGGCAAACATCCTGACCGACGTTATCGCCATGAAAGCCGCCCTGATCGGTGCCAACCAGTTCGGGCCGTTCGCTCTGTATATCCCGCAGAACTGCGAGACGAAGTTCGACGCGGATTACAGCGTATCCGGCAACTCCCTGATGACCCTCCGTTCCAGGATCCTGATGATGGAAAACGTCAAGAGCGTGAAGGTCGTTGACACCCTGCCCACGGGCAACGCGGTCATGGTCAACCTGAACCGCAACACCGTCAGAATGGTGCGCGGCATGGGTATGCAGAACGTGGAATGGACCGTCGAAGGCGGCATGATCAACAAGTACAAGGTCATGACCATCCAGGTTCCCCAGATCCGGGCCGATTCTTCGAACCAGTGCGGCGTTTGCCATTGCGCTGTTTAATAAGCCGAATACGGCTTGATGTCCCAAAAACCGGGCCGGTGAAAGTCCGGCCACGGTTTAAAAGTTAACCAGACTTTAGGAGAGTAGGGAATGGATAAACAGGAAGAGAAAATCGCATACGTGAAGACCGGCGGCGGAAACGCCTATCTGGATATTGATGGCGAGAGAAAGACCATCGTCCCGGGAAAGGCGTTCTATGCCCATCCGGAAGACATCCCGGCAGGGTTCAAGGACCTGTTCACGGAAGCCCCCAGCCGGGCCGCCCGGAAAGAGTCCAGGGAGACGGCCAAGGCCGCGAACGAACCGCCCGCCGACGATGCCAAGGCAGAGCCGGCAGAACGAGGCGACAAGCCGGAGTTCGATATTGTGCCGGCAGACGCGCCCGGGTGGTACGACGTGCTGAACAAATCGACCGGGAAGAAGCTGAACGAGAAGAAGCTCCGGGCGGAAGAAGCACAGAAGTTTGTCCAGGAGCTGTCGGCATAAGCTATGAAAGTCACCCCCTGGAAAATACCGAGAATCTGGGAAGGCGGGAGGTGCTTCGTCATCGGCGGCGGCCTGTCTGTCCCCCGCGTATTCGGCGTTCCTGAAAAGTTGGTCCAGAAGGTTTGTGATCAGCAGGAGCCGCCATCGGTGTTTTCTGATTATTACAAGGCGCTGCATGACCAGCATGTCGTCGGCGTCAACAACGCCTACAAGCTGGGGCCGTGGGTTGACTTCATATTCTTCGGTGACGGGTCATGGTTTGAGGCTCATGCCGACAAACTGGCGAAGCATCGGGGCGTGAAGGTCAGTTGCTGCGATAAGTTTGAAGAGTCGGCATATGCCCGGGGCGTGGCTGTGAAGTTTGTCGCCCGGGACCGGTCGAAGGGTGCTGAATGCTACGGGCTGTCAGAGTCCAGGCAAAAAGTATTCTGGAACACGAACAGCGGAGGGGCTGCGATTGACTTGGCGGCTCACCTGGGGGCTTTGACGATCATCCTGATGGGGTTTGACATGAAGCCCGGGCAGGTTGCCGGCAAGGAAACGACCCATTGGCATGGCGCCCATTACGAAAAGCACAAAGGACAAACGGCCGATAAAATCAAGCCGCCGAATTATACTCGGTTTCTTCGA